GTCTTATTTGGCATGAAACCGAGCCGCAAGTTGACGATAAGGGATACGCGTTGCCAAGCAGTGCTGACTACACGATTTTGAGTATAAACAGTTCGCTCAATGTGGATAAGTACATACTTGGGAAAGTGGTAAAAAATGAGAATTGATGCCCGATTAAGCACTAAAAGCATTACCGAAGCCATTAACAAAGTTAAGTGGTTTCAGAGCAACCTGCAATACCGACTCGAAATGTTCGTTTCAGAGTTGGCAGACGTAGGGATTAGTGTGGCGCGGGCAAACACCTTTGTTGAGTACGATGAACAGTACATAAACATGGGTGACTTATTGGAGTTCTCAAAATCCATCGAGAGTGTTGACGGTTCTGTTGTCTGTACTTTGACAGCAACGGGGCAGGTTTACACAAAGGAATGGGCGCATGGCATGGCGCAGGTTAACCCCTTGCTCATGGCGGAATTTGGTAGTGGCGCAAATGCGATTGAGGGACATCGAGGGACGTTCCCTAATCAGCACGTAGCGTTCTTGGAATCGTGGAAATGGACGGACAACAGCGGACAGGTTCACGAAAGTAGCGGTAGCGTTCCGAGTAGACCTATGTTGAGAGCAAAAGAAGAAATGGTTAATCAGATACAGACAGTTGCGCAGAGAGTATTTAACGGATGAGTTGGGTTACTGACAGGCAGACAACTATATATTCGAGAGTAAAGGCAATCCTAACGTCAAAACTCAAGAAGAAGTATAGCGGCTTTAACGTGACCGAGGATAATGCGCCGCCAAAAGATGCGCAGTTCCCGACAGTGTATATCACTTTCTTGGGGACAAGCGAACTAGGCAGGACGTTGGACGGGACAACAATAAACGCCGTTAATATGACCGTAGAGGTTCATGTAAAGACTACAAAAGCACAAGGGATGTTGGTCAACAACGATGTTTCTTGGGAAGTAGTCGAAGCCTTTAAGACTATGGGATTCGGGGCAACAATGCCGAACATTCCGACAAGCAACTATGACGGTGTATATGAAACCGTTTCGAGATTTTCGAGAATTGTGGCAGAGGGCGATGCGATTTAGCATGGCTCTTTTTTATATCAAAAATCAGTAAAGGAGATAAAGAATATGGCGGCAACAATAGCAGGTCTTTCGACACTCGGCATAAAAATGGCATACGGTGTTGAAACAACGGCGGGAACGAAGCCCGCATCTTTTGTGCAGTTAGACCGTATCAATTCAATCGGCGGCATCGCAATGGACGTTGAGAAGATTGACGCTTCCGCACTTGAAGATACGGCTACAAAATATGTAGCAGGTAGAGCCGACACAGGCGGCACATGGGATATAGGAGTTAACTTCACGGATGAAACCGTAACAGAGTGGGAAGGTCTTATTTCTGCTTACAATACGGCACAGGCAAGCGGATATGCTCTTTGGCTTGAGATTACCCTGCCTAATCAGAGCGATGCTTTCTTTGTTGTGGCACAGCCTCCACAGCAGTTGCCTATGCCCGAAATCGGACAGAATGAATTGCTCGTTATGACCGTTTCTATGACGGTTGTCGAGTACAAGGGTTGGGATACCAAAGTGTCTTTTTAACAGGCGACCTTGCTTCGTTGGCACTTGGCTCGCTCACTTTAAGCCCAACGTTCGACCCCGAAACCTACGCATATACCACAAATTCAACCAATGTTTCCGATACGCTTACGGTTACAACAGTTGATACGGGCGCAACAGTTACGACCAAGTTGAACGGCACGACCTTCACAGGCTCAACCGTTACTTGGACAGCAAATACCGATACGCTCACAATCGAGGTAGATGCAGGCATGGGAGTCACCAAGACCTACACAATCACTTGCACACATACACCGTAATTGGTGTTGTGGATATAGAGCATAAGGGCGGGAGAAATCCCGTCCTTTCCCTATATTGCATAGGGAAGAAGTTCACGGGAAAGGACAGGGATTCATACTATGGCACAGAGCAAATTTACGGTAAACAAGGTTACTTATATCGCAAAGCCCTTTGATTTTGATATGGTATGCGAACTTGAGGATATGGGCGTTACGTTCGAGAGAATCGACAAGATGCCTATGAGCCTTATAAGAGCATATTTCGCTATCTGCGCGGGAATCAGCAAGGAGCAGGCGGCTCTTTTGATTCAGAACCACATGATGAAGGGCGGCAAGTTGGACGATATAACCGAACCAATGGCAAAGGAAATGAATAATTCCGATTTTTTTCGCGCTCTCTCGGAGAACAAGAACGAGGAAGTTACGGATGTACCGAGCAAAGCAAAGAAGAAAGAATCAGTAGAGGAATAAGTCAATATAAATCCGCAAGGAAATGGATTGAAGCAGAATGGTTGCCATACGCGCTGTCAATAGGGGTCGAATTTGACTCATTTTGGCACTTAACGCCTCATAGCCTATATCTTATAGCCGAGGGCTACAATATGGCTTTAAAAAGGCGAATAGAGCAAGAGAACACTATGGCTCATTTGCAAGGTGCTTACTTTGTTGAAGCACTTTTATCAACGGTGGGGAATATGTTTTCTCAGAAGAACAGCAAGAAACACGAATACCCCGACAGACCGTATGCACTTAATCTTGATGAAGAACAGAAACAAAGCGAAGAAGAAAGGAAACGTGAGTTGTTCGCGGCAAGCCTAACGGCGGCAATGTCGAACTTCAAACTTTCAAAAGAACAGGGGTGAGTTTTAAAGACTTACCCCTATTTTTTGTGGGGAAATATGGCAGATATAGACGCTCTCTCAATTCGAATATCAGCAAGTACCAAAGTTGCAACAAGGAATATTAACAACCTTGTCACAGCATTACAGAATTTAAGCACTGCGCTTAATAACATTAACCCTAGCGGGCTTAATAATGTTACATCTGCGGCTACAAATGTAACTAATGCAATGTCACGCGCAAGTGAAAGCACTAGAACAGTAGCACAGAATATTACCAATCTTGGACAGCAAGCAGGTAATATGGCGCAGGTAGGCGATGCCGCTCAAAATATTGCCGAACAGATGTCACAAGCGGGACACGGTGTTAGAGAAGCGGGAGAGGCTCTAGGCGAGGGCGCAAGCGGAGCAAGAGAAGTAGGCGGCGCATGTCAAGAGGCTAGTAATGCGGTAGAAACCCTCCGTAACGTATTTAGTGGGCTTTTAGGCAATATCCGCACAATAGGTTCAGTGTTTAAGAGTGTAGCGCAGGGCGCGTTGTCTGCGGCTAAACATATTAAGAACTTTGGCAAATCATCGAGAAGTTCAAAAAGCAATGTATCGGGACTTGTCAAGGAAATCACAAGATTAGGTAAAATGCTTAAACTTATGATTACTCGTATGGTTTTGCGTAAAATCATATCGGGCGTTCTTGACGGTTTTAAGAACCTCGCGCAGTATAGCAAGACTTTTGACGCTACACTTTCACTGCTTTGGAATGATTTCAGACAGTTAGGCAACAGTATTGCGGCGGCTGTTAGTCCGTTACTTAATGCTTTAGCACCTGCAATTCACTATATCATTCAGTTAGTGATTCAAGCAGTTGATGCTATAAATCAGTTGATTTCGGCAATAATGGGTTTAGGCTCATTTACTCGCGCAAAGAAACTCACTGATTCATACGCGGGTAGCCTTAATAGTGCGAATAAATCCGCAAAGGAACTCAAGAAAACACTTCTTGGCTTTGATGAACTCAATCAGTTACAAGACAACAAGAGCAGTGGGGGAGGCGGTACTTCCCCTGCGGATATGTTTGAAGAAGCAACCATATCGGATAAGTGGAAAGATTGGGCGGATAAACTCAAAAAAATGTGGGAAGATGCCGACTTTACTGAACTCGGCAGAATTTTAGGTGAAAAACTTCTCAACGCTCTTGAAAACATTCCTTGGGACAAGATTAAAAATGCGGCTCGAAAGTTAGGAAAAAGCCTTGCAACCCTCATCAACGGATTTATAGAAGTTGAAAATTTAGGTTACACCATAGGTAAGACGCTTTCAGAAGCGATAAATACTGCATTTGAGTTCCTTGATTCTTTTGTAAGCAACTTCCATTGGCGTTCCGCAGGGAAATTTATCGGCGAAACCATTAACGGTTGGTTTGAAAATATTGATTGGGAACTGATTCAACATACATTTGAAACGGGATTTACAGGGCTTGGCAACGCTATTGCGCAGTTCGTTACTACATTCCGTTGGGATAATCTGTCAGATTTCGTTGGAAACCTTGTCAATACCTTAACAGGCTCAATCAAAGCACTTTTTAGCGCGAAACTGTATGACGATAGAGGCTTTCAACTTAATTATTCACCGTTATACAAAATCGGTTATGAGATAGGCTATCAGATTTCCCGTAGCATACAAGAAATTGATTGGAAACAGTTCGGTCAAGCACTTGGCGCGGCTATACAAGGGTTGATAGACGGGCTTAAAGGCATAATTGACGGTCTGAAAGAAAAAGGTTGGCAACCCGTTAAAGAAGCACTTGAACAAGGCTTTGAGGGAATGGCAGAAACCCTTGATTTCACGGACGTTGCAAAGATTATTGCGGGCTTGTTATTGGGCGCAATATCCCTGCAAGTTGCTAAAGCGGCTTTCGCTGATATTGGTGCGTCAATAGTGGCAATGATAAGCGGCGGTGCGGCGGCGGCAGGTGGCGCAACTGCGGCAATGGGCGAAGCGGCAAGTGCGGCAGGTGAAGCGGCGGCGGCAATGGGCGAAGTGGCGGAGGCAACAGGTGAGGCAACAGGGGCTATTTCGGGTTTGAACGCGGTGGCAGGTGGCGGTGCAACCGTAATGTTCTTCGATACAATTTCCCATTTCAACAAACAAAGGGAATTAGGGAAATTATATGATGACTTTACGGCGGGTAAAATCTCTAGTGAAGAATTTGAAAAAGCAGTAAGCGAACTTCATAAAAAGGGAATCAATGTGCTGTCAGAATCCATTGATAAATATGTCGAAAAATCAACTGCTTTCAAAGATTCCACAACTTTGTCAACTAAAGAGTTGGAAGAATACATGAAGCAAGCGGGATATTCCAAAGAGGCGATAGATGAAGCCGCTCGTTCCACAGAAAATGCCGCGAAAAAGTCAAAAGAATCCGCAGGTTACTTCTCGTTTGTAGGTGACGTTATCAAGAAAGTCAAAGAGTATTTTTCTAGTTTTGGAGATACTTCTAAAGTCGTATGGGATGAAGTTCCTACCGAAGTTGCAAACGCACAAGTTACGATGAGCGGCTCGCTAAATGAAATATCTTTAGAAACAAAAAAAATGTCCGAGGATGTTGTTAATTCAACGGATTCGGTCAAAAAATCATTTGATGAAAAACAGTGGACATTTAGCGGAGTAGCGGACGGGCTAATCAAGACGTTTGAAGCGGCTAAAAAGGGTATAGCACCTATATGGAACAGCATGGTTGATAAACTCAACGGCGAACACAGGATAGGCTTTAGTTCGTTCTCGATAAACCTACCGAGATTTGCGGCAGGAGGTTTCCCGAAAACAGGGACAATGTTCCTTGCAAACGAGGCGGGCGCAGAAATGGTCGGCTCGATGAATGGTAGAACAGCGGTAGCGAACAACCAAGAGATTACAGAAGGTATCGCTATGGCAGTTTATAACGCTATGACAATGGCGCAAAGTGGCGGCGGGCAGTACATCAACAACACGATAATGGTTGATGGCGATGTGATTGCAAGAGTCGTTACAAAAGGACAAGAGAAAATGAACCGCAGGTACTCTCCCACAATGGCATAACGACTTGACGGTTTAGATTTTTTCATTTTGAATCCGCGGGGGGTGTTCCCCTTCACGCACCCTCCGCACCTCCACCGAAAAGGTAATAATATGGCGACATTTCCATTTAAAGTAAATAACGTTGATTGCCCTACGCCGAGCGAGTTTGTTTGGTCAAGGCAACAGGTTTCAGCCGCGGACAGTGGACGTACACAGGATGCAGTAATGCACGTAAATCGAGTGGCGATGAAAGATAAGATTCAGTTATCTTGGAACGCTCCCGAACCTGCAAAGGCGGCAACAATATTGCAGATGTTTGACTCTGAATATTTTGACGTTACATACAGAAGCCCGTTAACAAATACGGTGGTAACAAAGAAAATGTACCGCGGTGACGCAACAGCAAACACTTA